TGGCACTGCGGCGACAAACGGCAGTTGCCGGGCCCGTTGTAACGCATCACTTGCCCGGCGCAGGGCATTTTCGGTGCGCTTGGCCGCGTCGATCAGCGCTTGGGCAGCGGTCGGCGTCTGTGGGGTGCGGGTCATCAACCCCGGTTGCACAGGCGGATTTGCAGCGGGATTGGCCGCTACATCGGCCAGCGCCGGACGTGGCGGTGGCGGGGTAAATTCACCGGTGTATTCGCGCAGGGTGAGCTGCAACTCGGCACTCACCACCCGCCCGGCGGCGGTGGTCTTTTTGGTGGTGAGCGTGCCTTCGGCAATGATCCACGGGCCCAGATACGTGCCATCGCCCATCACCAGCGCCAGCGGCTGCTGTGCAGCGGTCGCTTCGCGCAGGGCGCGCAGGCGCGCCTCGACGTCGTGCAGGCGTTCGTGCAGGAAAATGGTCCAGGCGATCTCGTCCAGTTCGCCGCCGACCGCTTCCACCAGCGGTTTGCCCGCAATGCGCGCGTGCTCGGCAAAGGTGGCGCTGAAACGCTGCTCGGCCCCGCTGGGGCTGCCGATCACCTCAAACTCGATTTCGCCCAAAATCGCCCACATCGTGTTCAATCTCCGATGCTGCCGTAGTCGCGGCGCTGCGCACGTACCTGTTCATCGCGCACAATGCGCACCACCTCGCGGCGCAGATCGTCTTTGGCGGTGTTGAGACCCTTGTCCAGCACCTGGGCCACGCCGCTGGCGTCTGCGGCCTGCACGTGGATGGTGGGCGAAAAGTGGATGACGATGCTGCTGCCCGCGCCGCCATTGTGTGGCCGATAAGCGGCGGGGACTTCGGGCACCGAAAAGGCAGGCGACGGCGGCGCATCCGGCACGGCAAACTCAGGCGCGGCCAGCGTGACGGCGGTGGCTGTTGCCATTCCCAAAGCGGCTTGTCTGACCAACCCCTGTGAGCCGGTAATCCCTTTCGCCGCCCCCTCTGGAATGCCTGAACCCAGTTCCATGAAGACGCGGCTGGGGCTGTTGATGCCGAGGGTCTCGCGGAATCAGCCGGTGATACTTTCGCCGATGCCGACAATGGCCTCTTTGGCCTTACCGAATGCGCCGGTAATGCCACCGACAAGACCGTCAATCAGCATGCTGCCAAATCCGCTGAAACTGTCCGGCAGGTCTATTCCAAACCAATTCATGACGCCCGCAAACGCCTTGTAGAAAAGACCCAGCGGCGACCAATCCACAATCAGTCTGGATATCCCCGCAATCCCGCCGTCAAACGCGGCGGTAATGGTGCCCCAAATACTACTGAAGACGCCGGTGATGGCATCCCATGCCGCGCTGAACGCGACTTTGACACCCTCCCACAACCGGGCAAAAAATCCGCTGATCGGCTCCCAGTATTTATAAATCAGGTAGGCCGCACCGGCAATGGCGGCGACGGCGATGCCGATGGGATTCATCAGCATGGCGCGGCCCAGCGCCCACACCGCCCCGGTGGCGACACGCAGGCCGGTCAGCAGCGCGCCGCCCAGGGTGCGGGCCAGCCCGCCGATGGCGCTGCCCGTTGCGGCCATTGCGCCGCGTGCGCTGACCAGCAATGAACGGCCAAATCCCAGCGCTGCGGTGGAGGCGGTGCGCAAGCCTGCGGTCAACCGGCCCATCAGCGAACCGGCCAAAGCGCGGGTCGCGGACAGCTTGGTCAACAGCGCACTGCGCGCCAGCAGTGTGCCCGAGCGCAACAAGGCCATTTTGGCCTGCGCCAAGGCCAGTCCGGCGCGCAGAACCTGCAACGCTTTTGCACCCTGCGTCCAGAGGATCATGACTTGTCGCCAAGCGAACGTCCCGGCGACGGTGGCCACGCGCATTCCGACCATCCCCGCCGCAATGGTACCAATGGCGCTCACCACACCCGGGTGCGCGCGCACAAAATCCGCGATGCCCGCAACAAACGGCGTCAACGTATTGGTGACACTCAACAGGGCGGGCAACAGTGCTGTGCCGATATCCATCGCCATGGCATTGATGCTGTTTTTGAGCGCCTTCATCTGCTCAATGGGAGATTCATCGCGCAATTCTTTCAAGGCGTTCAGACTGCCTTCACCCGATGCGCCGGTCATCTCCTTGTACGCATCGCGGTTGCTGTGGATGGACAGCGCAAAACGCGCCGCGTTGACGTCTTTGAACACCTCACCTAAACCCATCTCGGAGAGCATGCTGGCAATGCGTCCGTCATCATCGCCCTGCAATAATGCCTGCTGGTCTTTGGCGCTCAAGCGATCACGCATGAATGCACCCGCCAGTTCCAGACTGGCCTGATACTGGCTCAGGCCGGATTTCTGCAAATCGGCCATTGAGGTGGCGTAGTCCACGCCAACACGCTCATACGCGGCAGCGACCTTGGAATCATTCATGGTGCTCAGCCAGCTTTGCAATCCGGCCTGGGCGCTGGCCGCGCCCATGCTGCCTTCGGCCACCTGTAAACCGGCTGCCAGTTCTGCGATAGCGGTGTCTCCCTTTAGCCCTGTGGTTTTGATGACATCGCCCAGTTGCGCAAACGCCTGCACCATCATGTCCGGCGTAAACGAGCCGCGCTGACCAATGGCAATCAGCCGCTCGATGCTGCCCTGCATCCCCTCGCGGTCGGTGATACCCATATCGCGCAGGGCCAGCATTGCGCCGGTGGTCTGCTCGGACGAGGTACGCAGCGCAGTCATGACGTTGCCCATCAGGCCGAGTTGGCTTTTGGCTTCCTCAACGCTGGAACCGCCGGTGATGAGTTGATGCGCGCCCAAAGCCAGATCGTCACGGCTCTGGTTGGTGGTGGACACATTCGCCCGGATGGCCTCGCCCAGCGCGGATTCCTGCTCGGCAGATAATTGCCCCTTGATGCGGGTATCGCGCAGGGTATCGGCAAACGAAGCCGCCTGTCCGGCGGTCGCCATCACCCCTTTGATCGTCCCCCACGCCGCCATCGCCGTGCCTGCCAGTTGTCCCCAGCTTTGCTTGCCCGCCGCAAGGGCGGCGTTGCTGCGCGCAGCGGCGCTCGCCAATTGGTCGTGTGCAATGCGCACCCGTCCCAGGGCGCGGCCCAGACGGTCGTAATTGGCCTGTTGCGAGGCCAGCCCCGTCTTGAGGCTACGACCTATGCGCTGCTGTGCCAAATCCAATGCCTTCGAGCTGCGCGTCAACCCCTCAAGGCCGCGCCGGGTGGAGGCCAAGACCGAGCCGACCGAACCCTGTGCAACTGCGCCAATGGTAAGTCCGATGCCAACCGTGCTGCTTGCCATGACCGTTCCCCGCTCCTACACTGCGCCCATGACCGCACCCGCCATAAACCCCGCCAGCGCACTCCTGAAGCCCTCCGATCTCATTGAATGGGCGGTGGCGGCGGTGTTCTGGCCGATGGCGCTGGCAGCACCCGTTGCATTGTTGGTGTTCATGTGGCCTGCCATCATGGCGGCGGGTGAGTTCGGAGTGGCGGTGTTCTTCGTGGTGCTGGCGGCGGGCTTGTTCATCTCGGGAGTGTTCCTGTGGTTGTTCGCTCCGCTCGCGTTTGTGCTGGCGGCGCTGCTGATCGGACTGTTCAGCGCAGTGTGTGGCGTGTACCGCATGTGCACGCGCTAATCGCCCTGCATCCTCTTGTTGTGTTCCTGCGCCGCCTCAAACCAGCGCCAGTAATCCGTCATATCCAGCACGTCAATCTCTGACAGTTGCAGGCGCAGCACCAGCACCAGCCATTCATCCACCCGCTGCAAGGTCTCAGGGTTGCGCTGCTGAACGTCCGAGCAGGCTGCGAAAGCGTTGCACCAATTCGGTGTTGTCCTCCAAATCCAGCGCGTCCACGTCTTCCATCGTCAGCCCGGCCAGACGCGCGAACAAAAACGTCTCCTGCTCGAATTCATCCTGGCTGAACTTGGCAGCGGCGCGCAAATCGGCACGCCGGGCACGGCGCAGCGCAATGCGCTCAATGCGCGTCCCCGCCGCTGAAGTGAACGGATACTTCAATACAAATTCGGTGGCAGGCGCGTGTTCGGGCGCGGTATCAGTTTTGGTGCTCATGAATGTGGTTCCTGTGAAATGAAAAAACAGATCAACTCAAGCCCAGATTGGCGCGATACTTCGCCAACTGGTCAACGCCGTTGACCTTGAAAATATTGTTCGGATAATCCAGCAACAAGACCTCGCGCCCCTCGATCAACTGGCGGATCGAGATCGCCGTAAACGGGGTCTCGAACTTGGTCGCTTCGCGCGCCTTGTACGTGCCGAGCTGGTAGCCCTTGAAATTGACCGTCAGGTGCGTCGCCAGCGAGAGCTCATCGGTGCGCCCGGCGCTGGTGTGGACATTGATGCTGGACAAACACTGCAACGACACAGATTGAAACGGCGAGGCGGTCAGCACCGCCGCATCCTCGTACAAACTCGTCCAGACGATCTTGCCTTCCAGCTTGTCGAGGCCATCGGGCAGCTCCATCAGCCCGACCAGCCCCAATCCGGCAAAATCACTGGTCACGGTATTGACCGAGCCCAGATCAATCTCTTCGGCCTTGCCAAAATAACTGTTGCCGTCCAGATACACGGCGGCGTTGGTAATCCTGTGTGCCTGCAAACCGGCCATGTCAGTTGCTCCCCAGATTGACGAGATACTCGTCGGTGATTTCGGTCTCGAAGGTGCCGCGTTCATACGGCGGCGGGATGGTCAGCTTGTAGTTGAAGATGACGTTGCCGAGTTCGAGGTTTTTGGGCGGGTTGCGCGCCGGGTCATACCAGCACTCGCCGCCGAGCAGCGCGCCATCGCCGGTCAGCTTGCGCAAAAACTGGTTGACCGATTCCACCACCGCATTGATGAGCGCCCCGGTAATCGGCCTGTCCACAAATTGCAGGGACGAATAGCGGATGGATTCATCGACAATATCCTTGGTACGGCGCACGTTGATGAAATTCTTGACGTGGGTGACCGAGGGCCACGCGGCGCTGCGGTTGCCCCATGAGCGCAGCCCGGTGCCAAAACTGTTGAACACGGTGACAATGCCCGCTTCATTGAGCGCGTTGACCTCGCTTTGCGGGTCATCGACGCGGGCGGAGAGCGCGCGCTCGGCTCCGATCACACCTTTAAACTCGCTGTTGGACGGCGACCACCAATACCCGCGCTCCACATCCTTGGCGGCCATCAGCCCAGCCAGGCGCTGGCTCATCGGTTCAAGGCGCGTGCTGTCGGTGGCTGCGTCGTACACTTGTAAATGCGGATAGCACAGCATCGCGCGCTCGGAACTGGTATTGAAATTGATCTCCCCCAGCGGCCCGCGTCCGTTGATGGCTTGTGCGGGTGTCACCCCGATGGGCGCGTCAATCAAGGCCATCCCCTGCATGCGCTCGGCGGCGGCGATGAGTTCGGTGCTCACTGCCTGTCCGGTGCAGTAGCCCGGTGCGATAAACAATTTGGGCCAGTAGCCGAACAGGTTGTAGGCATCTTCCAGCGCCTTGATACCACTGCGCAGGCCCGCCGCATCGACCGCGCCGATGATGTCGGCAGCGGTGACTTTACTCGGGTCGGCATAAATATACGTGGCCTTGACCGATGCCAGCGGGGGCATCGTGCCGGTCGATAATCTCGTCACGATGCCGCGCACGGCATCGAGGGTGTAATCCTGCCCTTGCGTGTACGTCTTGGTGCCGTCCTCGCTTTTTATGGTCAAGGTGATAATGGCCGGATTATCCAGCCGCAGGCGGTTGTTGTTGCCAAAGGTGGCGCTCTCGCCCGTTACGGTTTCGCGGTGAATCTCCGGGTTCAGCACATTCACGCACAGCACCGTCCCCGCGCCGTGGTCATAAATGGCATCAAACGCGGCGGGAATGGTAAACCCCGGCACGTCCGCGCCGAACTGCGCTGCGTCGCGGTCAGACAGACACTGGGTGAGCGTATTGACCGGGCCGGTCGGCGCGGTGCCGATCAGCGCAATCACCGCGCTTTTGACAATGCGGATGGGGCGCGCGCCATCATCGCGCTCGATGGTTTCTACGCCGTGCAGAAAATTGGCAGCCATTATTGCAACTCCTGTTCAAAATATTCGATGCCCGTTGCGGTGATTTGACATGCCACGCCGGTGGTACGGATACGGGCTGTTTCCAGCAGATAATCCAGGGCAAACCGGCATTCATCCGGGTCAAAGCCCAAGGTGCGAATCAAGCAGTACATATCGGGCCACCTGTTTTGCTTGCGTGCTTCATAAAATACCGCCAGCAACTCACGCCGGATAATGTGCTGGCGGGTGACAAACGTGCGGTCAATGAGGCGCTCTGCGGCCTGCGTCATGGCGTTACTCCCTTGCCCGGCGCTTTGGCCTTGGGTTTTGCAGACACCGGCATGAGCCGCTTCTGCGCCAGCAGCGTCTGCGTAAACGGGTGCTCGGGTGGCAATTCCACCGGGATGCGTGGATTGAGCAGGATGTCCATCTCCTGCCCGTCCACGCGCAAACTCGCGCTCGATAATGGTCCGGTATAGGTATATAACTGGGTATTCATGCGCCTATCTCTTCAAAATGGGGTTGCAGCAATGCGCCAAACTTCGGCTCAAACTCCTGTACCTGCACCGTGCGCGTGGTCCACTCCTGTCCGTATTGCCAGATGCCGGGGGATTGGCCGATGGCGTATTCCGACACCGGACGCAGCGGCGCGTCACAGTGCGCGGGCGTAAAGCCGGTCAGGGTCTCGCGCAATCGGTCCAGCCAGCCGATCACGCCGTCCGCGCCGTGCAACTGGCAAAACACCAGGGTGAGCGGCAAGGTCAACTGGCGTTCAACCCACGTTGCATCGGTCGCGGATTCGCCGCCAAACTGGCTGCGCGCGTAACCCACCAGCACCGCGCCGACCGGATGCGCGAGGTGGTAGTTGTCCGGGTCTTGCGGATACCACGCCACGTCCAGTTGCTGGCCGTATTCGGCCTGCAAACGCTCGATGATGCTGGCCAGAATCTCCTCGGTCACGGTTTGCGCCATCTCACATCCTCCATTGCGATAATGTGGCTTCATCAAACTGGCGCGGTGGCACCTTGATGCGCATCGCGCCCGCTTCCGGGATCGCCTTGTGGGTCTCCACATCGCCCAAGGTCACTTTCCCCGACTGGATGTGTTCCAGCAGTCTGACGGCGGCGGTGCGCTGCTCCTTGACCGTCTCCGGTACCGCGCTTTCCATCCGCCGTGCATACAGCCCGTAACAGGCCAATTGCAAGGTCAAGGTGCGGATGACCGTCGGTACCGGATTCAGCCGCGCCGGATGGCGCGCCCGCAAATACCCGTCCACGATTTCACTGGCCGCCGTGATCACCATTTCGACTACCGCCATGTCCGGCGCGGTGGCACCGGGTTCATCGTTGGACAACTGGATGAGCTTGCGAAGGCTGATGGCCTGCTGCACGTCATCCACAGTGATATAGGGCGCACTCACGATGGCCTTACCCGATCTTCAACTCAACCAGCGCTTCCGGGTACAGGCACAGTGCAAGGGGATTGGCCTGCGCCTCCAGATCCCACCCCTTGCCCATGCGCCGCTCTTCGGCCTTGGCATAGAACGGCTGGCCCAGGGTATTGACGGTCTCGTTGTAATTGGCCGGGGCGTTGTACAGGTCATAAATGCCGACACCGACCGGAAACACCTGCGCCACGTCATCAGGAATAAACGCCTGTCCCGAGACCTTGGCGTTGTATTCGATAAATTCGACACCGCCGAAGGTGAATCCTTCGCGCATGTCCCCGGCGAGGCGATCCTGTGCTTCCTGCCAGCCCTCGTACGCCTTTTGCACTTTCGGGTGGTCGGTGAACTTGTCAAACCACTCCGGCCCGCAAAATGCTTTAAAACCGCTGACCAGTACACCGCCGAGTTTTTCTTCGGCGTGGCGCTTGGCCGAAAGCACTTTGGCGCGCACGTCGGTGGTGGCGGTTGCCAGCGCGACATTGATCTTCTTTTGCGTCACGCCAAACTCGTTGTACAGATCGACCAGCACCGAGCCGTCGGCATCGAGAATCTTGCCGCGCAGTGCGCCGATGCGCTGCCATTCGCGGGTCGCTTCCAGACTGTTTTTCAGCGCCTGCAACTTGTCATTGATGACCTGCGCCTGCGGGTCGCCCGGGCCGTCTTCGCTCTCCTCGCCAAACTGCGCCAGATTCTGGATTTCAGACGGCAACACCTGGCTGGACGTGGGCAGGTGCGCGGTCTCGAACGTGCGCCGGGTGCGCTTGCTGTTCGCCACCGGCTGCGGGTCGTCATTGCGGGAAATATTCGGAATCAGAAAAAACCGACCGTTGCGCACTTCAATCACCACCGTGGTGGTCGGAATCCCGCGCTCGTTGAAAATGCCCAAACTCCCCGCCTTGGTCGGCAGCACGGGCAGCTTATTAATGGCCGCCGTCAAGGTGGCCGCAGTGAAAAGGTCTTGCAGGTTCATGTCAGGTTCCTTGGAAAATTACAGGGTGGCGCGGGCGATAATCCCGCGCTCGTCCAGCCGTTTGAAGGCGGTGGTTTTCTGCGCGTCAGTCAGACCATCGGGCCAGATCAGGGCATCCAGCGCGACCGTGGCCCCGCGTGCGATGACCACGCCCGGCGCATCGCCGCCGCTGGCGTCAATCCGCTCCGCCGCAATCGCTGCCGGGGCATTGGCCTGCCCGTGTTCGTAGCGCACGTATTTGCCACCGACAAAGGACAGCACCGTGCCGACTTCGTAAGGTGCGGCGTGCTGCGCATAGGCACCCCGGTCTTTGCTCCAGCCTTTGGCCACTTCGACCAATAAAACATCGCCGAGATGTTTGGGTTCGGTATGAATACTCATGAGAGGGTCCTGTTATTTGCGGGAATTGCGCCGCTGCGCATCGGCAATCAGCGGGTTGACGGTGGGCCGAGAGGCCGCCGCGCGGTGTTTGGGGGCCACCTCGCCAAACTGCACCGAGGGCGGCAGGCTCGCCAGAAATGCCTTGAACGCAGGCAGCAACGGGCGCGCCCGCTCGCCTTCGCCAAATTCAATCGCGCCGGTTTTATTCCGTCTGGCCTTGCGCCCGCTGGCGAGTTTCATGAAGGCCACCACCGCGCCGCGATGGCGCGGCATCAGACGGCCTTCGCGGATCAGGCGCTCGGCAAACTCCGCCGCCTCGGTGGCCGTCCCCTCGGCCTCTCCGTTTTCGAGCTGCTCTTCCAGCGCTTCCTTCTCTTCGGACAACTGCGCGATGATCTCGACCTGCTCGGCCACCTGTTGCACCAGTTCTTCCACCACATCCTCGGCGGGCGCATCGGGGGCGAGGTCAATGTCCTCGGCCTGCGCCGCTTCCGGCACCTCTTCGACCTGTTCTTCCAGTTTGGCGAGCTTGTCTTCGGGCAAGACGTCATCGGCCACCTCTTCGCCCCGGTGCTTGAGCAGCCAGGCGCGCAATTGCGCAAACAGTCCGGTGCCGGACACCTCGCCCTCAAGATCGATGGGTTCTTCAAAGGTGACAATGCCGCTGTGTTCGCCAAAGGCGATGCGATCCAGTCCCTTGACCGCTGGCACCTGCGCGCCCAGAAACCCGACGTGCCTCAATCCCCACGTACCGGGGCGCGGATTGTCCGGTGAGTCGGGCGAATAAAACGCCGCGCTGATTTTCTTGAATGCGCCGCGCTTGACCTTCTCGGTAAATGCCGGATTGACCTGACGCGGCACCGCCCGCAATCCGGTTTTGTCTGCCTTCAAGGCCGCAATCCAGCCGTGCGCGGGCGCATCGGTCTCGGGATGCCCGATCACAATCGGCGCTTCGTG